AGAGAGAGAATGGGAGATTGACCCAAATGCTAATGATGATTGGGAATTAAAAGACCCACATAATGGCGAAGTAAGAGAAGTGGTGTCAGCAAAGTCTTTATGGCAATCCATTCTTGAAATGCGTATGCAAACAGGTGAACCATATATTCACTATATTGATACAAGTAATGAAGCCATGCCTCAATGGCAAAAAGATTTAGGTCTCAAGATTCGTCAGAGTAACCTTTGTTCTGAAATTATTTTACCAACAAATGGTGAAAGAACAGCTGTATGTTGTTTATCTTCACTCAACTTGGAATACTATGATGATTGGAAAGAAAACAAACTATTTTTAAAAGATGTTGCAGAGATGCTTGATAATGTCCTACAACATTTTATTGATAATGCACCAAAACAAATTAAAAGAGCCAAATACTCTGCTATGCGTGAAAGAAGTATTGGTATTGGTGCTCTAGGATTCCATGCGTATCTACAAAAGAATAATTTACCATGGGAAAATCCAATGACCGTTGGTCGCAATAAGGCCATGTTTAATAATATTAGGAGTAAATTAAATGAAGCCAATCAAGAATTGGGTAAAGAGCGTGGCGAAGCACCTGACGCCAAAGGTACGGGTAACCGTTTTAGCCATCTTATGGCTATTGCTCCTAACGCTTCTAGCAGTATCATTATGGGAAACACCAGTCCAAGTATAGAACCATATCGTGCTAACGCTTATCGTCAAGATACATTGAGCGGGTCTTTCTTAAATAAGAATCGTTATTTGGATGATATTATTAAAAAGAAATGTGAAGAAGATCCAAAATTAGATTATAATGAAGTTTGGTCTTCAATTATTGCGAATGATGGTTCAGCACAACATTTGGATATACTTGATGACTGGCAAAAAGATGTATTCAAGACCGCTATGGAAATTGACCAACGTTGGGTTATTCAACATGCAGCTGACCGCCAAGAATATATTGACCAAGCACAAAGTTTAAATGTATTCTTTAGACCAGATGTAAATGTAAAATATCTTCACGCAATTCATTTCTTGGCATGGAAACAAGGGTTAAAAACATTGTATTACTGCCGTTCTGAAAAGATTGGTAAGGCTGATAAAGTAGCAAAGAAGATTGAAAGACAAGTAATGCAAGAAATTGACTTAAAACAAATAGCAACAGAAGAATCTGTTTGCATCGCATGTGAAGGATAGAAATGACCAAGAAATACGATTATAGAGTTACAGACGAAAGAACCAGTTTTAAACCATTCAACTATCCTTGGGCTTATAACGCATGGTTAGCTCATGAGCAATCTCATTGGTTGCACACGGAAGTCCCAATGGCTGAAGATGTAAAAGATTGGAAAAATAAACTAACACCACCACAGAAACAATTTTTAACACACATCTTTCGTTTCTTCACACAAGGCGATATTGATGTTGCAGGTGGTTATGTAAAGAATTATCTACCGTATTTTCCACAACCAGAAGTGAGAATGATGTTGTTAGGGTTTGCAGCTCGTGAAGCACTTCATGTTGCAGCTTATTCACATCTCATTGAAACATTGGGTTTACCAGATACAACTTATAATCAATTTTTAGATTATCAACAGATGAAGGATAAACACGATTATGTTACGGATATTAGCTCAAAGAACGGTGACCTTGCGTCAACTGCAAGGCATATCGCCGTATTCTCTGCTTTTACGGAGGGCATGCAGCTTTTTAGTAGTTTTATTATGCTCCTTAATTTTCCTCGTCATGGTATGATGAAAGGTATGGGTCAGATTGTAACATGGTCAATCGTTGATGAAACTCAACATTGTGAATCTATGATTAAATTATTCAGAACCTACATAGAAGAAAATAAAGAAATTTGGAACGATGAATTAAAAGGCCAAATCTATACCATCGCAGAAAAGATGGTTGAATTAGAGGACAGGTTTGTTGATTTAGCTTTTGAAATGGGTGATATGCCAGATTTAACCGCTAATGATGTAAAACAATACATCCGATACATTTGCGATAGACGCCTGATTTCACTTGGAATGAAAGGTGTTTATAAAGTGAAAAAGAATCCATTACCATGGGTTGAAGAAATGATTAACGCACCAACACACACAAACTTTTTTGAGAACCGTGCTACTGATTACGCCAAAGGCGCACTATCAGGTGATTGGGAAAATGTTTGGGGTGCAGCTGCATAACTAGGAAAAACATGAAGAAATTATTACTATTACTTTTATTACCATTAACATCACTGGCAAATCCAATTGATGATAAATGTCCACAATTTACACCTTATGGTGCACCAGTATCAAAGGCCGCCAATGTTCAATACATGTGTAAAAAGAACTATGCTCTACAATACAATTACAATACAAAAACAGCTGTATATGTATTAGAACATCTTACTAAAGAATCAATTACAGGCCCAGCAAAACGCAAGGACGATTTTCGTCCTGATCCAGAAGTTCCTGTGCAACATCAAAGTCATTTAGCTGATTATGCTGGTAAACCATATGACCGTGGTCATTTAAGTCCTGGTGCTGATAACACACAAAACGATGAAATCATGTCAGAATCATTCTTTCTAACGAATATGATTCCACAGGTACCAAACAACAATCGTGGTATCTGGAAGCAATTAGAAACCAAGGTGCGTGATTATGTATTGAAAAACAATGATGTTTATGTGGTATCTGGACCAGTCTATGAAAAAGGATATGCAGTCATTGGTAACAATGTTGGTATTCCCACAAAGGTGTATAAAGTGATTGTTGATGTAAAGAATCAAAAATCAGCAGCTTACATATTTCCAAATACACCACTACCTGTAGGAGATTTAGAAAAATATAAATTATCCATAACAGAGGCGGAAAAGATTATTAACATCAATTTCAATCCAAAACTTAACGATTCATTAGAGAGTAAAAACAATTGGTCACATTAGAACAAGGTGCTGTTAATAAGATTAAAAGTTTATTAGCTGAAGAAGATAATCAGGAACTTAAATTAAGGTTATTTGTTTCTGGTGGCGGTTGCTCTGGTTTTCAATATGGTTTTACTTTTGATGAAACTCAAAACGAAGATGATTTTGCAGTAGAAAAAGATGGTGTCACTTTACTTATAGATGCTATGAGTATGCAATATCTTAATGATTCTACCATAGATTACACTAAATCGTTAATGGGTGAACAATTTGAAATTAAGAATCCAAACGCCACAAGTAAATGTGGTTGTGGTTCATCATTTGCAGCCTAGGAGAAAATCATGGCATATTCAGAAAAGGTATTAGACCATTATGAAAACCCAAGAAATGTGGGTTCTTTTCCTAAAGACGAACCAGATGTTGGCACAGGTATGGTTGGCGCACCGGCCTGTGGTGATGTGATGAAATTACAAATCAAAGTGGAAGATGGTATCATTACAGATGCTAAATTTAAGACCTATGGTTGCGGCTCAGCCATAGCCTCATCAAGTTTAGTTACAGAAATTCTTAAAGGTAAAACCTTACAAGAAGCATCCACTATTAAAAATTCAGCGATTGCTGAAGAACTAGCACTACCACCAGTAAAGATACATTGTTCAGTCCTTGCTGAAGATGCTATCAAAGCTGCAATCAAAGATTACGAACTCAAATGTTCGTGTAAATAATTCAACAGGATAACCTATGGCAAACAAACATCACTCGTGTGAATGTGGGTCTAAATATGTAATACAGTATGACAAAGAGATATGTGAAACGGATCCTCTCTATTGTCCATTCTGTGGAGAATACATGATAGACGAAATTGATGGAATTAAAAAATCATTCAACGAGGAAGATGGTTACGAAGATTGAAATGGATATATCATAATAAGGAATTTACGGGTGAAGAAATTGGTGAGTATTTTGGTATGGTATATCTTATCACCAATGTTAAAACAGGCCGTAAATATGTAGGTAAGAAGTTTTTTACTAAAGCTGCAAGACGCCAAGTAAAAGGTAAGTCAAAGAAAGTCCGAATCGCATCCGATTGGGAAAAATACTTCGGTTCAAATAAAGTCATACAAGAAGAAGTGAAGACTCTCGGAGAAGATGTGTTTAAGAGAGAAATATTACACCTCTGTAAATCACGCTCAGAATGTTCTTATTGGGAGACCTGGGAGATATTTAATCGGGATGCTTTGAGAACTGACGATTACTACAATGATTGGGTTTCATGTCGTATTAGGAAAGCTCATTTATTATCAAACCGGACACCAGCTATGTATAAAACAAAGATGCGCCGACCGACACACTTCCGCTAAATAAATCGTATTATTGCCTAATATGCAAAAAGATTTAGAATCCGATATAATCAGACACCTTCGGTCATGGCATCCAGTTGTCCGTGAATATTGGTGGATTAAGTTTTCCAACTATAAAGGAAACATACTCATATTTGTTGGATCCACACTTACGGGTCAGGTGTTAACCCGATACTTTCCAGATGAAGATTTAGCCTGTAAATTCATCAATTGGGTGCTCAATCAAGACCCAACTAAATTGATAAAACATCAGAATTAGACATTCTGAATAGATAAATACAATATAAATGTAATTCTTCAATCATTGTTTAGAGAGATTCTATGGCAATCAGTCAAATAACAGCTGCTTCAATCGCAGACGGAACAGTAGTTGCAGCCGATATTGCAGCTAACGCAGTCACCACAGTCAAAATAGCAGACGCAAATGTAACTACTGCTAAAATAGCAGATTCAGCGGTTACCGCAGCTAAATTAGCTCCAGGTGCAGCCCTATCAAACGGACAATTATCAATCACATCATCAAGTATTAGTTTTATACCTGATTCTCCAGCATCAGCATCACCATACAAGATTCTAGGTCAAATTGTTGGTGTAGCCAATACAGATTCTAATGTGTATGTGGTTCCTGCTTCAACCAATACAGTAGTAAATTTAATTACTGTTTGCAACGGCACACAAAATAACATTCTCATTGATTTAGTGGCAAGACCTTCAACTGAAGCATTAGCAACTAAACACTTTATTCTTAAATCACTCAACATTCCTGCAGCTGATACATTAGTATTAGATACAGGTGTTACATTACCAACATCAGCAATTCTTTCAGCCAATGTGATAGGTGCCAATGCGACCTCATCAGCTGCAGGTGTTGCTATTCACGCATATGGAGTTGAAATCAAATAATGCCTAACGCACTCAAAATTTTAGGACAATTAAATCCTACAGCAAACAC